CTCACCTTCCGCAGTGGCTTTCGCCCCCTCACGATTCGCAAAGGCCTTACGCTCATTGGATAGAGCCTGATTTTCAGCCTTAACCGCGTTGGCGTTCACCTCAGCTTTAGCGCCTCTTCGGTTCGCACGAGCCTTGTTCATACGCTGCTTAGCCTCGGTATTTTCCAAGGTTTTTGCCTTCTTGCGATTCAGGCGTGCGTTAGACATCTGTTCCTTCCTTACCCTCTGCGCCTCCTGTCTCACGAGCGCGTTGGATTTACGTTCCATATCGGCGGCGTTCTTCGCCCCCTGTAATTTCGCCGCCTTCTCTTCACGATCGATGCGCAACTTGGCAGCCGAGGCCTCGCGTCTCTCCTTATCACTCTTTGCGTTCCTCAACTTTTTCTCAATGCGGTTGCTCTCATCCTTGTATCGGGTTTGATTTACCTTCAAGGCGTTATTGAAAATATCGTCGATGTTATCGGCTTTCCTGACACGGGCGAGGTATACGTTCCTCTCGTCCGACCTCAGCTTGCGAAGCGTCTGAAGTTTCTTTTTCAGGGCCGACCTCGCGTTCGCCAGGGGGTCAGGAGTCTTCCCACCGAAAAGGCCGCCGAAAAAGGAAGACTTTGGCTTTTTCGTCTGTGAACCCGCGTTCGTGGTGGTGCTGGCACCTCCACCACCCGGACCCGGACCTGGAGCTGGAGCTGGACCGGGGCCGGCACTGGGACCGGGACCTGGAGCTGGAGCTGGACCGGGGCCGGCACTGGGACCGGGACCTGGACCTGGAGCGGAACCGGGACCGTTTCGACCGTTTCTCCCGGAACGACCGTTCCTACCGTTTCTTCCTCTGCCACCACCGCCGATGATGATCTGCTGGAAAGGTTGTTGGGGGTTACCACCCGTGGGGTTGGGACCCGAACCGCTGTTAGGTTTTTTCTTCTTCTTGCACCCGACACCTTTCTCGTGCATCCCAAACGCGAATTCGGGTTTGCACCGGTCAGACACGTCAGCCGGATAGAAATCCTTGTTGTATTCGAGCAGATCCTTCGGATACGTGTAACACCCCAACCCCTGCCTCCCACTCTTGAAAACCTGCCCGGGGTATTTACACTTCTTGGCAGAATTCGCCTTTTTGAATTCCTTCTTCGCGAAAGGGTTCCAACTACTCCGATTCTTACGATCGCGTCTCTTAAAAAAACTCGTCAGGCTCGGTCGGTTCCTGTTTCGCTCACCGCTGTTCCTGTTTCGCTCGACCCTGTTCAGAAACCGAGGTCTTGCCTGATTTTTGAACAGGCTCCCCCTCGGAAAGTTCGGTTGGCGATTGGCCATCCGTGCAGGGCGTGCAACGTTGTTGTTCATCCGTGTGGGGCGTGCAACGTTGTTGTTCGTCCGTGCAGAGGGTGCAGCGTTGTTATTCGTCCGTGTGGGACGTGCGGCGTTGTTATTCGTCCGTGCAGGGCGTGCGGCGTTGTTATTCGTCCGTGCAGGGCGTGCAACGTTGTTATTCGTCCGTGCAGAGGGTGCAGCGTTGTTATTCGTCCGTGTGGGACGTGCAACGTTGTTATTCGTCCGTGCAGCGTTGTTGTTGACTCTCGAAACCTTCGTCGATTTCTTCGCTGAGTTGAGGTTCTCATTCTTCGCCGAATTGAGATTTCTAGTCGGTTTGTTGTTGAGATTCTCCTTCTTCTTGGTCTTGGACGAACCACCGAACGCGGACATGATCCCACCAAAAAAGCCTGTGTCGTCCTCCCTGAGCTTCTCGGCTTGGATAATTCGTTTCCTCGAGATCATCACGGGTTCGGCGACCTTCTCCTTTTTCAACTTCTGTTTAATCTCGTCTATGAGATCGTCTTTCTTTTTCCCGTCCACTTTGACGTCGACCTTACGCGCGATCCTCTGAAGATGCGACAAAGTCGTATCGCCGTCGAATAAACGCTCAAAATCTCTACCGGTCAGGCTGGCACTTCCGTCTGTGAGTACTTTTTTGGACCGGTTCAAAAGCATTGGCGGTAGGGGCAATCTTCCAGCCCTGATTCTTTTCTGCACCTGACATATTTGATCCTTTGTCAGCTCAATATTTTTACCCGTGTTCAACCTTATTAAATCACGGAGGTTACCTAGATCCGAGTCTGGGTCACACGCATCTACCATATTATTAAGCTGAGAAAAAATGATTACATCAAGTTCGTGAATCCCATATTGAAAAGTTTAATCTTATCTTCGTACGACATCTGAAAATCGAAGATGTTGGTGTCTCCTATGGGCACGATCAACTCCTCTATCGGCCTGTTGTGTCGCTCGCGGTTCGAAAGCGCGGAGCGCACCAGGGTCTCCACGAAATCGCGTGGTGTGTCTATATTTTCCTGGTAAATTTGGTTCGAGGTGATCTTCATGCTAGTAACTTCATGTGGCTTCTGACTGAGAAACGGTGTAAGCGGGTATTCCTCCTTCATACCCCCGTCGACGTACGTGTTCCCGTTATATTTCCCACACGAAAAGATGAAAGGCACGGCCATGCTCATACACACCGCATCGATAACTTTCATATCAGGGTGAGTGTGGCGACTGAAATATACCGTCTCACTGGCGTTGAGGCAATACGCGCTTATATAGATGTTCATCTCTATTTCACTGAAGGTCGGGTCGCTGCCGCATATCTCCACGAGCTTCTTTTTTATGGGCGCCATATCCACGAACCCGAATTTGCTGAAGAACGAACTCAATTTTATTTTGAAAAAGTTACTTATGTTGATGGAGAGAGCAATCTCCAGGATTTCGTCCACCGACATCCCCATCGCCAAGAACAGTGTGAGAATCGCCCCCGCGCTCGAACCCGAAATCTCTTGAACGTCCACTAACTGCGATTCTCTCGCCTTGAGGCCACCGATCAGGGCGAAGATACCCATCGACGCCGGGCCGAGGATGAGGTACTTCATCACCCTTCTACCTAATAGAACTGAGGAAAAGTGCGACGCAAAATCGCAAATACCACGGCGTAAACTATGGAATGCACCAAAGCCGCTGTCACACTGGTCTGACCCGACTGGAACACACCCTTCGTCCCGGGAGGTAAAGTAAGGAGAAGTCCTGGGCTGAGCATCAGGAACAGGGATGTGCTGACAATCAAGTCGGTCTTCGTCAGGACCAGTCCCATGGCTTTCGCTATGAGGGAGTACACTATGAAGAACACGAGTGCGTGAAAGAAGATGGCGTTTCGGTTGGTCTGTTGGTTTTGGAAGGCGAGCTTTTCCCCATTCGTCGTGACGAGCACACCTGGGGAGAGAGACAAAAAAAGCGCCGCTGGTATGGCTACGCGCTGCGCGGTAAGGTTCGAAAGCATTGTTAATATACGCTCATAATATTTTTACAAAACCCGAGAAAGTTATTAAAACTAGCGCCTCGCATCATATACTCGTGAAGGCCGTTGTCGTTCACGACTCTCCTGACACTTCGCCACACGTGCGCGAGCCTTTCCTCGTACCACATGTGCTGCTCCTGGTATTCCCAAGACACACGTGGAACTTCGACGTGCTCTGTGAAACAAAACTCGACGAAATCACAGAATCGCCCAGAGTGTTCGATCCGTGCGTCGTAAAACAGCGTTCGCATGGTGTTCCACATTGTGGAGAGTTCATCGGAGTATTCAACTTCCCAGTTTTCAATATTCAGAGGAGCGTCTCTTTCATTTAATTCGTCGTCTTCGCCACTACCGTCGTGGTCGAATCCAGTAGTGGCTTCGTATACGTACTGTGACCAAACCATTATACATCCTTAGCCAGCTTATCTTTTATACCAGTTAACGAGATACTGGTCGATTCTGTCACTTTTAAGTTGTCCTTTATGGCGTTGAGTGCACCCTCGACCTTGACTTCGTCGCCTGAAAAAAAAGACATCAGACCATCTTTGATGGCATCCTTGTTCATCCCGGATTTACGGACAGACTTTCTCAACGAGATCTTCCCCTTTCGGAGATTGATCGTGTCGATCTGAGCTTCCTGCATATGCTTCTTGACTTTCTCTTTCAGTCGCTTTTCTTCAGTGTTCAGGAGCTTGATGTCAGATTTGGCATCGGAAAGTTGTTTGTTGAGATCAACGAGTTTGCTTACGGTATCAGAAAGTTCGGTAGATACGTTAGCCATTTTATTTAACAATAGTAGCTAATCTTTAAGTTAGGCGCAGAGACCACGCTGCATCAGGTCAGGAACGATGGTAGAGTTGTTCCAGACGAAGGGTTCCTTGTTGTTAGGGGGGTCGGCCCTTATCTGCTGATTCGCGTTTCGGAGGGCTCCACCGACAGTCTCGGGGAAGCCGATCTGCTGACGGGGGTCGAGGAAGTTCTGACCCGCTAGGATATCCTCGGGTGCGAACTGACCGAAATCTTCTTCACTGGCAATCTCGCGGGGGAGGAGCGAGGAGGCGAGACCGGTGCCGGCGTTCATGCCACCGGAAGGACCGGCGGCGGGGCCCGCGGCGGGACCGGAACTGAAGGGTGCATAATCACGCTCGGTGATGGTGTACGAAGACTTGGAGTTGAGATTGCAGAGGAGGAAGATAAGAGCAGCAACGGCAACGAGCATCATAATGTTCTGGTTACGGCCACCCTTGAACATGGTGTATCTTTATTGTATGGTAACAAAATTATTTCTCATCGTCAGAGTCGACAAATGCGAACTCGTCTGGGTAAGTATCCGTGACCGGCTCGGGATGGAGCCTGACCTGGACAATGTTCCAAGTGGGACCATAATTTTTTTTGGCAAACCAAAGCTCTGAAAATTCTACGATGATGTCACAGGATTTTTCACTCTGAAGAGATTCGAAATCGACGGTCTCCTGCTGGGAGTTAAACACCTTGGTCGCGTCGATGCGGTCGCATGACAGCGCGCTGGGAATGTAGGCACTCTTAATCAGAGCCTCTGAGATCACCTTACCGAACCACTCCTCGGAATGTTCCTGGGCAGCGTCGACGTTGGCGGTGTCGATCGTTGAGATCTTGCTCGCATTCTTATCGGAGATGAGATCGAATGCGACCTCGTCGGTGGAGACTTCAGAAATCTTCACCCCGTTCAACTGAACGAGGATCTTGCGCTTGTTATCGTTACGAGCCTGTACAACGCGGGAGCCGTCATTTCCCCTGGTGATGGAACCGAAGATCATATTATATTCTTACCATCGCGGTTCCTCTTTAACCCAACGAATGGAATCGCGGCCACCTTGTTTATGAGTACATTCGATACCCACTTGTTCCTCCTGGGTTTGTGACCGTACAACGTCCTTCGCTTATTTATCTTCTTCGGCAGCGGCTTCGCCTTCTTCAGCCTGAGGGTGACCTCATTTTTCACATAGGAATTGTTCGTGACATTCTTCCACTTCAGATTGGCCACGTTAAAGCGCTTGTTCCCCGAGCTGTTTTTGTACCCCTTGACCTTTGCACCTTTCGTCGTCTTGATACCGTGGACGAAATGTCTCGAGAGTCGATCGTGCGCCGGAGCGGTCGTGTAGTTCTTATACTTGTACGGGTTCACCTTCGCAGCTTTGCGCATGGAGACGCGTCCGTCCTTCTTGGTGGCCGGTCGTCCCCTGACGATTTTACTTCGGACACGCCTGAATATGGCTTCGATCGAATCGGTGTTCTTTACGTCCTTGACGAACAACTTCGACAGTCGCATGAGTCGCTGGCGGTCCTTCTCCCTCTTCTCTGGTCTCAACTTTAACTTGTGCATAAGATAGATATCCTCCACGAGAAATTCCTTGCTGGCGACGAAGATTTTCCTATCGTTGACCGTCTTACCGGTGTCGAGGTTGCGATACTTCACACCCCTCTGCCGCGAGAGGACCACCTCGTATCCGAACTCCTTCGGTCGCATGAACGGAATGTCGAGTATACCCCCTATCCTCTCACTCTCGACCTTTCCGGTCTTGGTGGAGAGGTACTTGACGTGGTTAAGGTCCAACGCAAACAACTCTACGTCGATAAACACGTCCCCGGGGCTAGGTTTGTTGTCTTTCCGTGTCTTTTTCTTCTTGATCAGCACGAACCTCCTGGTGACCCACGGTCCTCTGGGTTCGAACCCTACACCCAGGAACTTGAAGATCTTACTGTGCTTGCGTCGCATGGACATGATCCTCCGTTTGATTCGAGCGTCGAGGCGTTTCGCCACCTGACCGAGTTTATCCCACATGATGAGTTTCGTACCCTGAAGTTTGCCGAAAAATTTCGGACCGACGGACATGCGCGGCACGAACTTGGCGTCGATGTCGCTGGTGACTATTCTATCGCACTGCGACGCGAAAATGTTAAAGGCCTCGCCACCCGATATGACCAGATCACCACTCGTCGCCATATGACTGGAAATTTCACCGACGGCTTTGAGGATTATGTCCCTGATACTGTCGGTGACGAATACGTACATGAACTTTTCGTACGTTTTAGAAGCATGCTTCGATTTGACACGGGCCCTGAACTCGTTCAGCATACCCTTATCAAAATACTCTTTGAGTTTTGCATCCCGGAAAAACAGGTGCTCATGTATGAACGCCTCTCTTATGGTCCTGGAATACAACACCTCGTCCATTATTATATTGCGATATAATAATAATGGCCTGCAACGTGATCGACGAATGCAGATGTTACCAACTGAGGGGCAACTCCAGTCAATTCTGTGGGGTCAGAAGAGGCACCGGGGTTTTACGATGCCCAGAGGAGTGCTGTTTCGGTGGATGTGTGTCGGATGGGTCAAGACCCCCCTTTCGTTACATCGACATTTCCGATCGAATCAACAAAGAACCCCTCATCAAATTACAAAAGAAGAAAGCTATAGATAAGTTATTAGTCATATTTATAGTCACGTGTATAGTCTCCCTCATCAGCTTAAAGATTAAGAGGTAAGAATAAATATAATGTCCCTCGAAACGATTCAAACCGAAATCACCGCACTCCGCACCGACGTCAAGAACCTCACAAAGTTGGTGCGCAAGGTTAAGAACACCCAGGAAGATCCCGATGGCGAAAAGGCCAAGGCACGTGCCGCGAACAACGGTTTCAACAGGAAGCAGGAGATCACTCCCGCGCTCCGCTCCTTCCTCGGTCTTCCCGAGGGCGATCTCGTCTCTCGATCCGAGGTGACGAAGTTCGTCAATACCTACATCACAGCTAACGGGCTGAAGCACCCCGAGAACGGTCGTCAGATTGTACTCGACGACAAGCTCAAGGTCCTCCTCGCCCCACCCGATGGCGTGGTCGTCACCTACCTTAACCTCCAGAAGTACCTCTCCCCACACTACGTGAAGAAGGCTTAAAAAAATAAGTTTTAATATAAATATAACAAATGGTAACCTTCATCGATAAGTCCTCCATCGAAACCATCCTCGGTACTAAGATAAAAAATTTATCTTACTACCAGAGAGCATTTACACACAAATCCGCTTTGAAGGAATACGAGCAGTTCACAGAATCTTTCGAAACACTGGAATTCATAGGAGATTCTGTTTTAGGCTTCGTGGTGACAAAGTACCTGTTCGATCGCTATGAGACACGTCAGGAGGGGTTTCTCACTAAAGCCAGGACGAAACTCGTCAGAGGCGAAACCCTGGCACACATCGCGAATCATATCGGTCTGAATAAGTTTGTGGTCATGGACGAGAAAGGGATGCGCAACGGATGGAACAGCAACACAAAGGTCCTGGAGGACGTGTTTGAAAGTCTCATAGGCGCCGTCTACCTGGACCTGGGTTTGCTCCACGCTAAGGAGTTCATACTCAAAATTTACGAGAACCATGACATTATCGACATGAACACGATCATGATTGATGATAACTTCAAGGATCACCTGATGCGATACTGTCAGGTGAACGGGTGGGAGCTACCCGATTACCGCGTCTCTGGACATCACGAGGGCTTGTTTTACATCGACATATACATCCACAACACGTTCTTCGCGCGGGGTGTTGCGAAGAGTAAGAAGCAGGCGGAACAGAACGCCGCGCGAAACTATTTTCAGGCGTTGAGTTCGTATCAGCCGTGTGATTTTTAATATTGAGATAAGTAATATGAAATCCCTACCGAAAAAGGTCACATCGAAGATGACACCCCGCGAGAAAACTAAACTAGCTAGGCTGGAGAAAGAGTTCAAGAAGATAGGTGACGACATGGAAAAAGTGCAGGGCAAAGCTACACAGTATACGCGCAAATACAAAAATCCCACCACGGCTCAGGTCAAGCGGCAACAGGTGCTCGACAACGCGGGTCTGAAAGCTTTCTACTTTTTCAATAAAAAGGCTGATGAACTAAATGCGTTCCGAGAGAAACTCCGAGGGCGGTATTAAATAATTATGTTGAATAATCATATATGAGATCCAGTCCGCCGTCAACGATAACAGAACACGAGGCGAGGATGCGCGCCAGGAGGAGGTGGTGGACCCAACGTCTCAACACGAATCGTTCGTCCTGGCGCTCGACCCCCGAGAGTACAGCTCGGCGCGTGCGTAATTCTATGCGTGGACCCCTCTCCAGACACCTCAACACCTACCGCGGTAATCACATACTTCGTGGAGTCGTGTCCCCGAACAGTCGGCCTCTGCTTCAAGCCAGGATTAAGTGGGAGGAGAACAAAGTTAACAACCTGCCTACCAACGACATCACTTTCAACACTTTTAAAAACGGTGCACGTGCCATCAAGATAGATAAAATTCATTATCTGTCCCAAAACACGGTGGAAAGACTGTCGGGTAATTCCGCGGCGAGCATGTTTTCTGAAACCAATAAACGGAAAGTTTTATTTCAGAACCCCTTTACGAGACAAGGTGTCAAACGCGGTGATTTAAAGTTTGTAAAATTACTTAAACGAAAGAACCGTTAATTTTGTAATTAAGAATGCACCCGAACGTGAAGGCTCTAATCGAGCGAGAATACGCGGCACAGAAGTCAGAGGAATGGCTCGCGCTGCGTGGTCACATGCTCACCGCGTCGGATGCGGCGACGGCCATAGGTAAAAACCCATACCAAACGCCGGATGATCTCCTTCTGAAGAAGTGCGGCCTCGGAGAAAAATTCACCGGAAACGCAGCTACTCGCCACGGTGAACTTTACGAAGACGAAGCTCGTATCCTATATGAAGAGCGGCATAATGAGGTAGTTCACGAAATAGGTCTATGCCCTCACCCGGTGCACACCTGGCTCGGTGGGAGCCCCGACGGTGTCTCCGAAAGCGGAAAGCTGGTCGAGATCAAGTGCCCACCGCAACGTAAGATCATACCGGGCGAGGTGCCGGGACACTACATGCCCCAACTTCAACTCTGTATGGAAATCCTGGACCTTGAAGAAGCAGACTTCATCCAATACAAACCCGCAGCCACGAATTGGCCTCTACCCGAAGAATTTGACGTAGTTAACGTTAAGCGAGACCGCGATTGGTTCGCCAAATACATGCCCATAATGCGAATCTTTTGGGACCGCGTAATATATTTCAGGGGGCACATCGACGAATTACCCCAACCTAAAATCGTGAAAAAACGTACCAGGAAAGAAAAACCACCACCTGTTTGTGAATTCGAGACGATCAGCGACGAAGATGAGTACGTAGAATTTTAAACCCTAGGGAACGTGATACCTATGAAATTTTAATCAAAAATGGAGAATCAATACAATCTTGCTCTCAGTCGATTCAACGGACGTCTCTACGTGCCGTATCAACACGATGGTCTCAAGTGGATGCTCGGCATGGAAAATCAAACGAGCGGTCCGAAAGGGGGATTTCTCTGTGACGAGATGGGTCTCGGAAAAACCGTGCAGCTCATTTCAATGATGCTGGGAAACCCTAAACCGCGGACGCTTATCATTGTCCCCAAATCCATCATTTCTCAGTGGGCGCAGGAAATTACCCTTTTCGCGGGATCCCACATGGACGTCAACATATTCGACGGTCCCAGTCGCAAACTCGAAACAGCGTCTGTGACCATCGCACCGTACAGCTTACTCAGCGCGAAAGGTTCTAAACCCGACGCGACAACTCCCCTGCACCACGTCAAGTGGGATCGAATCATTTTGGACGAAGCACACGAGATTCGGAACCGCAAATCCAAAAATTTCAAAAATATTCACAAGCTTCACACCGACATCCGGTGGATCGTCACAGGAACACCGGTGTACAATTCGTTGGACGATTTCATCAGTCTGTGCTTGTTTTTGGGTCTGGACCAGAACTTTGTGCAGTACAAGCACACCGAGATCAGGGACATCTACATCCTCAGAAGGACCAAGGATGATTTGGCACTCAATAACTCCCGACTCCAGCTTCCACCATGCAGATTCGAAAATGTCGAATTGGACATGTACGAGGAGGAGATGGCACTCTACCAACACGTTTTCCTTGAAGCACAGGGTACGATCCAAGAAGCCTGCAGAAGCACCTCTAGTTACAAGAATATGATCATCCTGGAGTGCCTGTTACGCGCGCGTCAGTGTATGATATGGCCGCAGATGTACTATGATGGGATGGCCTTCAAGAATAAGATCGAAGCTATCAAGTGGGAGGGTCGCTCTAAAAAGATGGAGACGCTCTTTGGCATGATAGAGGAACACCCCAACGAGAAGTCCCTCATCTTCTGTCAGTTCAGAGGTGAGATGAACCTTATTCACGCACACTTTTCGAGCAGGCGCCACGTGTTTAAGTTGGATGGTTCGGTTTCCAAGGAAGGTCGCGTCGAGCAGATCGATAGTTTCAAACAGTCACCCGAGGGTTCGATTTTCATCATCCAAATCAAGTGCGGGGGAGTCGGTCTCAACCTCCAGGAGGCTACAAGGGTCTACATAACGGGTCCATCGTGGAATCCCGCCACGGAGCTTCAGGCTATAGGCAGGTCACACAGGATGGGTCAGAACCACGTCGTCCACGTCAAGAAGCTGATCTACAAAGAATCGTGTCGATTCGTGAGCGTGGAGGAGGAGATGATGAAATTACAAGGTCACAAGAGCATCATATGCTCCGAGGTGCTCAACGACACGAGGATCAAAAATCAAATTCCCACAGGCGACCGACAACCATCAGCTTCGATCTCGATTATGGACATCAAAAAAATTTTCCGAGCTTAAGATAACTAACAACAATGATCGGTTCTCGCGCCCAGGTTTGGCACGGCAACGCTGATAAGACGTCCGGAGGTCTCAAGAAGAAGGATATGATGATGAAGGAAGGTCGAATCATCTCTAAGAAGGTTTCTAAGAAGTCCAAGGCGGCCATTAAGAAGGATCACCCTTTCATGGCCTTCATCAAGAAGGCCAAGGCCTCCAACGATGGCAAGTTCCACCGCGTTCCCTCTAAGGGTACCAAGGAGTACAAGAAGATGATCTGCGCGTAATATAAAATAATCTACGTTTTAATAAGAGATGACTCTTTCTAAGTGGCAGGACAGTGTAAAAGTCGCAAAAATTAAACTGGGTATGGACCCTAAGAAATTCGTCAAGATACAGGGACAACTTCTTACGGAGGCTCAGAAAGTATATAGTATTCTTTTAATTAAACGTTCTTAAACTGAAACCCCTTCAAGTTTTGGGGTTCATAAACAATCAACTGGTGCAGCTTATACGTGCACCCGAACTTCTTGTTCAAGAAATACACGCTACCAAGTTCGATGATAGCATGACCTGAGTTTCTTGAATATAGTCCGCTCGTGACTTCGTCGTGTAGCAGGTTCTTATCCGCGTCGAACACACTGGCCTTGATTTTGTCGTCGACGGTGGTGTCAACCTTGACGCGAAACTTGGGTTCGCGACCCGGCGACTCCTTGATGTTGGAATTGAACATCGGTTTCAGTTCTTCCTTGGTCATCACACTACCGAATATGGATTCACTCTGTCGCGCGACGGCGTCGATGACTACGTCCTCCAACGCTCGTGTGGCGTCGTAAAACTTCTTCATGTAGCTATCTTCGTCGAAGCCCTTGATGGCAAAGTCGATGTTATACTTTGTTGGTCCAATTTCAGGAACAAATCCAGAAACACCGAAGGGCATATACATCCGCGGAAACTGCACGCGCAACGGCGTCCCCGCCTTTGTGGCGATTACGATCCTTCTGTTATTGTAATCATTTATCTGAATGTTTTCAAGTGCCTTGTCCATACTTATTATTTATAGTAGTACTGATTTCTCTAAGCGGAACACGCAACACAGTCGGGCTCTAAGCTGAACTGAATGGGTCGAGCCTTGGCCTTTGATCGAAGGTAATACATCCCGGTTTTCAGACCAGATTTCCACGCGTACATGTGCATTGATGATAACTTCGAAAGGGTCGGGCTCTCCATGAACAGGTTCATAGATTGAGATTGACAAATATATTTTCCGCGGTCCACCGCCATGTCAATGATAGCCTTCTGAGATATCTCCCAAACAGTGAGATATAGTTTCTTAATATCATCGGGGATGTCTACAATGTTTTGTACACTTCCACCGGCTTTAACCATGAGGTCTTTCATCTCTTTGGACCAGAGACCACGGTGTTTCAGCGCTTCGACGAGGTGCTTGTTCACGATCACGAATTCACCCGCGAGCGTGCGTCGGAGGTAAATGTTGGTCGTGTACGGTTCGAAACACTCGTTGTTACCCAGGATCTGCGCGGTAGACGCCGTGGGCATGGGTGCCATCAGAAGACTGTTCCTGAGCCCCTTCGTCTTGACGCGCTGGCGCATAGCGTCCCAATCGTACCTACCACTGAATTTGGCGGGGGATTCCCACATATCGGGTTGGAGTATACCCTGCGACGTCGGCGAACCGTCGAACGTCTCGTACGAGCCGTCAACTTCAGCAAGTTCCGAAGAAGCCTCCAGGGCGGCGTGGTACATCGTCTCGAAGATGTGGGCGTTCAGCGTACGCGATTCGTCGCAGTCGAAAGGAAGGCCGCAGAGGATGAACACGTCGGCGAGGCCTTGGACTCCCAATCCGATCGGGCGGTGGCGCATGTTGGACCTACGCGCGGTCTCGACTGGGTAAAAGCTCCTATCGATGACCTTGTTGAGGTTTTTGGTGACGATCTTAGTAACTTCATGAAGCTTTTCGAAATCAAAGGTTTTGAGTTCTTTGTTCACGTACTTTGGGAGCGCGATCGACGCGAGATTACAGACGGACGTTTCATCCTTGTCTGTGTACTCTATGATCTCGGTACAGAGATTCGATGACTTGATGACGCCCAGATTCTTCTGGTTACTCTTGGCGTTGCACGCATCTTTATAGACCATGTAGGGTGTTCCAGTCTCTGTTTGGGATTTGAGAATAGCCTTCCAAACGTCAGCCGCCGGGACGGTCGCGTTCGCCAGTCCCTCTTCCTCATACTTATTGTAGAGCGCTTCGAACTCGTCGCCGTAGCAATCAGAAAGACCGGGCGCCTTGTCGGGACAGAACAGTGACCAGTCACCGCCTTCTTCGACGCGCTTCATGAAGAGGTCGGGAATCCACATTGCTGAGAAAAGATCGCGACATCGCGCCTCCTCGTCGCCTTGGTTGAGACGAAGTTCGAGAAAATCCATTATATCAGCGTGCCAGGGTTCGAGGTACACGGCTATGGAGCCTTTGCGTCGACCCGCCTGATTGACGTAGCGCGCGGTGGCGTTGAAGACTCGAAGCATCGGGATAATTCCGTCGGATTGACCGTTTGTTCCGCGGATGTACGACTTGTTACCTCGGATATCATGTACATGCATCCCGATACCTCCAGCCCACTTCGAGATCTGCGCGCACTCGGTTAGAGTTTCATAAATACCATCGATGGAGTCTCCCTTGTTTGCGATAAGAAAACAAGAAGACATCTGTGGCCGAGGGGTGCCGGAGTTGAACAGAGTCGGCGTGGCGTGAATAAACATCCCCTGGCTCATCATATCGTACGTCTCCAAAACGGAATCCACGTCGGATCCGTGGATACCGATCGAAACACGCATGAAGAGATACTGGGGTGTTTCGACCAACTTACCTTCGACTCTCTGGAGATAACCCTTTTCCAGGGTTTTCAGGCCGAAGTATCCGAAATCGAAATCGCGGTCCGACTTGATACTTTCCTTGACCCGCTGTGCGACGTCGACAACCTCGTCGGTGATGACCCCCGCCCTTTGAAGCTTTCGCATGGCGAGGTGAAAGTTGTTGGGACACACCTTCTGGATGTTACTGGCGGTGATTCGGGTCGCCAGTATTTCATAATCCGGGTCAATGGTGATCATTCCGATGCAGGTCTCGGCGCTGAGCACGTCGATCTCTTGGGCCGTGATCTGATCGTACATACTTGAGAAGACCTGCTGGGCAACTTTGGATGAATCACAATTCACCGAGAGTCCATTGGAGAGATTCTTGATCCTACTGGTAACATTGTCAAACTTCATGTTTTCAGTACGACCTGAGCGTTTAATGACCCTCATTATATATACTTTGGTCAATTTTTTTAAGTTACTTTACTTCATGCATTTTTCAACGTCACCACTCCTCACGGTGGCGGGACCGAGGGTTTCGAACCGACGATCCGGTTGAGTCAGGTAGGTGTTCACGTAATACGGTCCAACTTCACCGGGCTTACTGACGGGTGGGTAAGATGCGATGAAGCAGGTTGGTGATTTGCAGGAGATGTCGTCGACGCTGTTGGGTTTGGAGTCGAAGCTGGAAAAGTCGACTGGGCTCAGAGGCGTCATTTTATTTAATAGTTGTCAACATTTTTTTTGTTCGGCTATATTAATAATATGCTGCACCTCAATTCCATGAAGCAGACGGAAACCCCTCTCAACAAACTGTTTTTCGGCACCTTCAACAAGGACCTGATCCAACGTGGTATCCGACAAACTTTCAGAATGCGGAGCGGTATAGCCATAGATTATCAAAATCCCGACGACCTCTACTCCATAATGCGAGCCACGTTCATCAGCAACTCCGGTGACCACTTCAATAACGTAGAGGAGCAGGTGAAGAATATGAACATCCACGTGATCGAAACGTCTCTATCACAGATCCAGACCGGCGTTTCCCAGTTTATGACTTACGCTAAAGAAATCGACACGATTTCTCAGCCAATGGACCGACCGGTGAACACCAGTACGGCCGGGAAAAAGCTTCCCAGGAATCAAATCGGAATCAATTAAAGAGTGCGGTCTAAAAATGTATAAGATATGAGCTTGAATTATTACAAATACGAAACGGAAAAGGTATGCAAGGACAAGGGGTGGGACAGGGCTCCGGTCGATACAGTTTGGCTTCTACTCACAGAGGAAGTTGGCGAACTCGCGTCCGCAATCCGTCAGTACAAGAGACATTTCAAGAAGACAAACCTGAAGAAGGATCGTGGAACAGATGTGATGGCCGAAATGGGAGACGTGTTCAGTTACCTATTTCAATTGGCGTGCATGCTGGGTGTGGATCTCGACCAGATGTGGGACTATCACCAGTCAAAGATTCACACTAAAAAATATAATCTGGGATAATCATAAGAATGCTCGACGAGAAAGATTCAATCAATAAAATAAACCGGTTTGTCTCCGAGCCACCAGGAGCGTGGCGAATGACGGACAGGACCGAGATCGAAGAGTATTATGATAAGGATGCCATAACTCCGAAGCGACCGAGTGACCGCGAACAGGTCATCCTGAATAAAATCGCCGTGGCGGAAATACACAAGGTTGAGATGAGTCCGTTCTGCGAAACGAACCTGTGCACCAAGCAGAGTGAACAGGCGTTTATGAATAAAGTTGTCCACCCTCGACGCAACATAGATTTTGGAATACCGTGCAAACCCAAGGTCAAGGTCAGCGTTGGAGCATCGAAGAAGGCGTACACGGTTCCCGATTCAATGAAGATCGGTCTCGTGGCGATCATTCTGATGTCAGTTTACGCATTACGGAGGTAAAGTACTCCAGGCGCTTCTTCGAAATACAATCCTGCACGGCGGCGTGGATGGACTTTTTGCAAAACTTTGTAATGAAATCCACCTGCCAGTCGCAATCCATGTCGATTCGGGGTGGTTGAAAAGTAGGGTCTAAGATTTTCGTGGCGTTCATCAACCGGACGTAAAACCGAGGTTCCTGATTTCCCGTATACAGGGTGTGCTCCAGCTGTAGTTCAGCCATGCGCTGGCGCACTTCCACCGTTTTCACCACCATAGCGTCCAGGAACTTGTAATAATCAGCTTTACACTTGATACGAGTCCAATCACCGAGAGGCTGGGTGTTGAGATAGTCAGTGAAGGTGGTGTACTCATGCTTCTTCTTGCTCCATGTTTTATAGACAACTTCGACATAATCAAGATCGGATTCGATGTCGTACACGCGGGTCGCGGACGTCAAGGTGTTTAAAGACATATATTTTAAAAGCAAATATTTTCTTTAACTATATTAATGGCCACAGCAGCACTGATCGCCGTAGGATTGTGTTGCTCACTGCTCTCAGCGGTCACGGTGAAAGGTGCGTCTTCTAACCCCGAAATCGTGGGAAGGTTGAAAAAGATCCTACCGGAGGGTGCGGCCGATTTTATAATGGACGCGAAAAAAGATGAGTATGATCCCCTCCAGGATGGAGAGGATGAGCTACAGGCGTATCGCAACGAACTCTCGGCGCTGTACAAAGAGGAGGAATCCCGACAGGACATTTACGACATGCAAAACGACAATAAAGCCGAGGATATGGCGGCGCTCATCCAACAGAGGAGAGGAAGGAAGTTCAGGTATTTCACTAAGAACACCCAGTGCGCCGCGAACATTTACAAATTCCCAGATCCCGTCGATTGTGGAAGGGGTGGAGCCATCACTGGGTTCAAACTCCTTCCTTGTGGTTCGGATTTGTACAAATACGAATACACGTGCCTCGGGGGTATCTCCACAAATATCGACGGAGAGGTTACCGAAACACCAGCCGTCACACCCGCCGATCTGAGCGACAAGGTTATGGACGTGAAGATAGATTTACGCAGTTTATATAGGCACAATGTGCGCTGCGACGTGGGAGGGACGAACCGATTCGATAACACAGGTGTGGACGGCGATTCAGAGGAGGACATAAAGCGAAAACAGGAAAGAGCCAACTACACGTCCAAGGGTGATACCCCACTCAACAGTTTCAGATACGAATACAAGCAGGTTCCCGGTAATAAATATAAGAACTCGACCAAATACATATACAAGTGCCTGGACGAGTACACCAGCGGGAAATGCCTACCCCCTATGACAAGTGTAAATATCGCCGCACTCAAACCTGAGAATTTGGTGTCGGCCAGTGACGGACTCCAATCTTTAGAAGTAAAGTGTCCCACTAATCACGTCATCACAAGATTTCAACTGAAGTCCGGTGGAAAAACACGTAAATACAAAGAGACCAAAGGGCAGCGCGAGAGAATAAACGCAGAGATAAAGAAAGAGACGGCGCAGTTGCAAAGAGATATCAAAGATCTCGAAGACCGACTGGCTATGTTGTCTGACAAACCCGAAGTTGAGCAAATGGTGGTGTACAATGAGCTTAACCTCGCCAAGAGGAATCTCGCCGCCGTGGAGCAGAGGGTCAAACAGGCACAAAACGATGGAAAAACAACAGGGGAGGAAATCGAAATTCCGCCGTTTCCTTTACCCGGCGAGGAAGGTGTGTATAAATATGAATACACCTGCTGTGAAATGAAACCCTAGGGAAATCGATGATACCCAAAAAATTAAAATGACCAATTACGAAGCGATCGCCAACAACAGCTTTTCGTATCTCCTCACACTGGATGACATACGAAAAGACCTTTCCGATCTTTACGACAAACCCTCTTGGGTGAAGGTCACGACCATCACGATGGTCTCCAACTTCGGACAGAACATAGACATCAAGAAGCTCAAGTGGGCGTTTGAGAAGATGGGCTCGTACAAAATGCGCCGCACTGGAAGCACCGAAGGTGGTTTCGAGTGGACAGTCAAGCCGACCACATTCTACAACCAGATCACACTGACGTACCAAGACACCTACAGCACGAAGAGCGTCAAGCTATTTCCGAACGGATCCGTTCAAGTCGCGGGCTGCTGTGACCTGTTCGACTGCAGACGCATCATCGCGCAAGTGACCCATATCCTGAGAACATTCCTGGATTTGAAGATCGACCTTCCGATCGATTCGTTTCGAGTGGTGATGATCAATTCGAATTTCAGCTTAAATTACGACCTCAACCTTAAAAAGGTCTATGAATGGTTCGCGGCGTACGGCGACGTTTTCAGCGTCAGTTTCGAACCGGATAAATACAGTGCTGTGAAGATTAAATTTAAGCCCAGCGAAGATATGAAGATGATCACCACCTCCATCTTCAGCACGGGCAAAATTATCATCACAGGAGCAACTACATTGAAGGAGATTGCGTTCGCCTATAACATCATCAACTCACACATAAACGAGAATGACGAAATTCGGGTGTCTCCCACACAGGAAAAAGATCTATTCGGCGTCTATCTCGGATACAAGGTGGATGACATGATCAAACACCTCCGCGATAAGGGATTCGAATCCTGGATGTACACGAACACTAATGATAGAATTAATTTCTGATGTTATAATAATACAATGTCCCAGCGTCTCGGTATGGCCGATGGCCGGTGTTTCACCGTTCAATCTTCAGCGCAGCTCCTGAATAACCACATTATGAAATCCAACGGCATCAGCCTCGAGGATAATTACTCTTTCCGCCAGCTTCTTCAAAAGCAGGGACCAGCCGTCATGGATCCGGTGCAGGCGCAGCAGGGATCCGGAAAGTGCATCACATGCGACACGCCCCTCCTCAAGACGCCATCCGCGTACTAACTTCAAAAAAGTAAAATTAATGTACAATAGGTACAATGCAGACATGCAGTATATGTCTCAACGAAGTCCGGCCGACAAGAAACAACACTGGACTTCGATGCGGCCATCTGTTCCACACACACTGTCTCGAGGAATGGAAAAAAAGGGGGAAAAACACGTGTCCGCTGTGCCGGAAGGTGTTCGACACATCGAAGTTCAGGGTCACTGTTCAGATACAGAATAACGTCACAGAGGTTGTAGACACTGTGACGTTGAATCAGGAATCCATGTTTGACGTTTTAGATTTATTCGACATAAACTTTGATTTTGAAGATCTGGTGGATCTAGATTCACTTCTTTCCGACCTTGGCGTGAGTCGGACCGACCTTGATTCCTCTATTTTTGACACAGAATGAGCTGCAGTACTTCTCATAACTCAGGCTGGAGTAATTCCTGGACGCCTTCCTCGGATCCTTGATCACCTTACCCATCGCGTCCGTCAGGAGAGGACCCGTGGCCCAACCACGCTTGTGACTCCAGATATTACTTTTGAATATTATACGTTTACCCACCTTAAACGCACCGGCACGCTTGATCCGGGATTCGGGTACTTTGAAGAATTTAGCGACAGATTTTTGGGTGTCACCTTTCTTCACCTTGTATTCGATAACGCCGTGTTGTTTATAGAAGTGAAAATCACCTTGGCGGATGTAATTCGTAGGCCGACCAGGCGAGACAAACATCATCATTTTGTAGTAGTTTTTCTTGCATTTTGTGGAGGCATTCGTCTTATAGACCTTTTTTGGGTTGTCCGAAATAACGCGGCGAGGAAGATCTGTGCAGTGGGTGTAGTTGTGAGAGATGCTACTCAGGCCGGAGCGGTCCCCGGGTATGGATTTCTGCCACCGGTACGCCTCGAAATCGTTGATGGCGTACGCGTAACAGTTGTTGTTACCAACCCCCCGTTTGGACCCCCACCTCCTATTGGTGAACCTTTTTTCGGACCCACTGAGGGGGAGAGCCTTGGTTTTCATCCTTACATTTACCCAGGAAAAAAATATTGTAACATAATAAAACCATGCTCCAGGAAATCTTCACCAAGACCCGAAACAAGTCCGAAGTCGTCAAGGAAATCCTCGTCTTCGTGCTCAATCTGCTCATTTCCACATTCATCCTCCGCCTCGTGTGGAACCGTAGTTTGTCCAAGCACATCGACATTCTCAAGCCCATCAAGTCGCTACTTGACGCGTTCATCCTCTCCCTCTCCATTCAGGTTGTCCGTGGTATCTAAAACTCTTTGAAACCAACGGTTTCCTCACCAGAGGCGTCTACAGTCGTAGGGAATGCGTCCATTTCAGGACAGTCCTCCGAGTCACAGTCGACGAAGGTGAAAGACATACCCGCATCCTTGAAGTAGTCTAACTGCTTACGAGTCCATCCACATCCCATGGTCCCGTAAACGGTGTAGCCACCACCTCCTCCCCCTGATGAAGTCTTTCTGCTGCGCATTAGGATGAGTAAGAGAATTATTATCGCTATCACTGCGATGACGAGGAACATATTAT